GGCCACCGAGATCGTTGAGCGCATGAAGGAACTCGCGCAGAACTTGGGCTCTGCCTTCGGCCGGTTGATCAATGAGACCATGATCCCGGTCACCGCCAAGATTCTTGAGGTCATGGATGAGCGCGGCCTGATTGACATGCCCCTGCGCGTCAACGGCCTGGAAGTCAAGGTCACCCCGGTGGCCCCATTGGCCATGGCCCAGAACATGGAGGAGGTCAACTCCATCATGCAGTACATGCAGATCAGCCAAAGCCTGGGCACTGACGGCCAGTTGGCCATCAAGACCGATGTGCTGGTGGACTACCTGGCTGACAAGCTGGGCGTGCCTGCCGCCGTGCGCAATACCGCCGCCGAGCGGGCTGTGCTTATGGAAGAGATGAGGAACCAGCAGCAGCAGCAAGCGATTGCCCAGGCCATGGCCATGCAGGCCCAAGCCGGTGCTGGGATGCAAGCGCTGCCAGCCCCTGAAGGAGCAATGTAATGTCTTGGGATGAGTTAGATGCCATTGGCCAGCCAAGCGACACCCGAGCGGTTGACCAGAAGCGCGAGGATCTGGTCAAGCTGACGCTGCGGGTGTTTGGATCAGAGGATGGCCAGAAGCTGCTCCAGTGGCTCAAAGACATGTATGTGAATGTGCCCATCGCCGTACCGGGCACAGATTCCTCGCACGCCTACTTTGCCGAAGGGCAGAGGACGGTGGTGAGGGACATTGAGGTACGGATTAACACAGCAAGGAAACTATGAGCGACACAGCAACCGTCGAGCCCGGTGCCACCGGCCTACTTGACAACGTGCAAGTGAATGACGAAGCCAAGGCCGAAAGCCCGCAAGCAACTGAAATCAGCCACAAGGCTGCCGATCCAAGTGCCCCCGTGGCCGAAGATCCCCTAGAGAGGCCAGATTTCTGGCCAGAGAACTTCTGGAAGAAAGACTCCAACGAGCCCGATCTGGAAGGCATTGCCAAGAGCTGGTCAGATCTGCGTAAGCAAATCAGCCAGGGCAAGCACAAAGCGCCCACAGATGGCAAATATGACCTCAAGGCCTTTGGCGAAGAGGCAGACACCAACCCAATTGCCACCACCCTGTCAAGCTGGGCAAAGGACAACAGCCTGTCTCAAGCGGCTTTTGATGACCTGGTCGGCAACTTGCAGACCCAAGCCAAGGAGCTGATGTCTGGCGATATGGTTGACCCGGCAGCCGAGATGAAGCAGCTGGGCCCAAAGGGCGGCGCTATCGTCAACGGCATGGTTGATTGGGCTCGCGGCCTGGTTAACAAGGGCGTCTGGTCAAAAGATGACTTTGAAGAGTTCAAGATTATGGGCGGCACTGCCCGGGGCATCACAGCTCTGATGAAGGTGCGCGAAGCCTATGAAGGCCGGGTGCCAATTGAGTCCACCCAGCTGGAAGGCGCACCAAGCCAAGAGGAGCTTTATGCTATGGTTGGTGATCCACGCTACAAGACAGATGCTGCGTACAGGCAAAAAGTAGAACGGATGTTCGGCCAGTACGCCAAATAAATCGGGGCGCTCCACCCCGTCTGCCGGAAGGCAGTTGCCACTTGACCCAGCTTCGGCTGGGTCTTTTTTGTACAACAGTCAATCGATATTGTTGCTTTGTGGACAAAAAGCCATACAATCGCGCCAAGGCCCACCGGGAAACCGACCCTCAACCGCAGTGGATACTGACGATTGGCTGGCGTAACCAGCAAGCACAGACCCGGATTACCGGCCCACCAGCGCGACAAACCCTGATCAACAACCGAATGAGGTATCAAAATGAGCGTTTCCCTTTCAAACGCCTTTGTGACGCTATTCGACGCAGAGGTCAAGCAAGCGTACCAAGGCAAAGCAATGCTGGTAGCTGCTGTTCGTCAGCGTCGAGGTGTCGAAGGCTCCACTGTCAAGTTTCCTAAAGTCGGTCGCGGTGTAGCTACTACTCGCGTCACTCAGACCGATGTCACTCCGATGAATGTCGGTTTCTCCACTGTCACCTGCACATTGTCTGACTTCAATGCAGCCGAATACTCGGATGTGTTCAGCCAGCAAAAAGTCAACTTTGACGAGCGCTCTGAGCTGGTTCAAGTTGTCGGTAACGCTATCGGCCGCCGCCAGGATCAGCTGATCCTTGATGCGCTGATCGCTGCTTCTGGCACTGGCACTGTGGCAAATTCAATTGGTGGCTCAAACACCAACATGAATATCTCCAAGCTGCGCGAAGCTGCCAAGATCTTGAACACGAAGAACGTGCCAAGCGAAGGTCGCAACATCATCATCCATGCAAACTCGTTGGCATCGATGCTTGAGCAGACCTCTGTCACCAGCTCGGACTTCAACAGCGTCAAAGCTCTGGTGCAAGGCGAGATCAACCAATTCATGGGCTTCACGTTCCATGTGCTGGGTGACCGCACTGAAGGTGGCTTGCCCATCGACGGTTCCAGTGACCGCACTCTGTTCGCATTCCACAAGGATGCGATTGGCTATGCAGAAGGTATCGCTCCTAAGACCGAGATCAACTACATCCCAGAGAAGACCAGCTACCTTGTCAATGCCCTGTTTAGCGCAGGTGCCATTGCCATCGATGTTGAAGGTATCGTAAAAATCACCGCCCGCGACACAGCGGCTGCGGCTTAATAGGAAGGGCTGAATTATGGCTTTCGATTCTGTAGGCTTTAGCTCTGTTGGCGGTCAATCCAAGGCCGGTAATGCTCCCGCAATTTATACCTACGCCAGCGCAGATGCACAGACTGTGATCCGCTTTCTCGGGTATTTCAATGCGGTTTCATCCATCCTCAAGGTTGGCGACATCATCTTCTGTTACTCGGCAACGGGTGGCACACCGGTAATGTCTACCGCTTATGTGGTCAGCAACGCCTCTGGCGTGGTTGATATCACTGACGGCGTGGTAATTACTGCAACCGATACCGATTAATTCGGGTCTGCTGTAAAGAGGCCAGCCACTGATTATTCGGGGGCTGGCCTTTCTCGCATTAAGGGGTTCAAATGGCTGCTGGTGACACTGGTGTATCGATCTGCTCTGATGCCCTTCTCCTAATTGGAGCAAAGGCAATATCGTCTTTCAATGACGGCACCGACGAGTCGAGTGTTTGCGACCGTCTGTATCCCGACATCCGCGACTCCACCCTGGTCATGTACCCGTGGACGTTTGGCATGAAGAAGGTGCAGCTGGCCAAGCTGATCACCGCCCCCAACAGCGTGTGGCTGTACGAATACCAACTACCCGGCGACCGACTTGCCAGCCCCCGCGCCGTCTATGAGACCGCGCAGCCAGGTGCTCGGCCCCGGCAAGACTGGGAGATCCAGGGCGACAAGCTCCTGACCAACCAGCCAGAAGTCTTCATCGACTACCAATATAGCGTGCCAGAGTTTGCAATGCCGCAATACTTTGTGCAGCTGCTCAAGTACATGGTGGCTTGGCACATCGCCGAGACCGTGACCGAGCAGCAAGACAAGGCCAACAAGTGGCAGCGAGTGGCCACCGGCGACATCAGCGAGAATGGCCGTGGCGGCTACTTTCGCACAGCCGCCCAGATTGATGGCCAGAACAATCCCGTGCGAGTCATCGAAGACTACAGCCTGATTGCAGTGAGGAACTGATGCCACGCTTTGTCGAGTTCACCACCAACTTTGCGACCGGCGAGCTTGACCCTTTGCTGCGTGCAAGGGTTGACCTGGCCGCTTATGGCAATGCTTTGGCCAAAGCCACCAATGTGTTGATCCAGCCTCAGGGCGGGTTACGCCGCCGGCCTGGCACCAAGCATGTGTTTGAGCTGCCCAACAGTAGCACCCCCAGCGCGGCCAATGGCGTGCGCCTGGTCTCCTTCCAGTTCTCTGTGACTGACAGTTACATGCTGTGCTTTACCCACAACCGCATGTACATTGTCAAAGCCGGGGTGGTGCAAGCCAACATCAACGGCACCGGCAACAACTATCTGACCACCACAATTGGCAGCGACATTGTTGACGATATGTGCTGGACTCAGTCTGCCGACACTTTGATTGTGGTGCATCCTGACTTGCAGCCGGTGCGGATCACGCGCACCAGTGATACAGCCTGGACGGCCACATCAATCACGTTTGACAGCATTCCAAAATATGCTTACGACATTGACTTCCACGCAGTAAACGGAGCGACACTGACTCCGTCTGCCGTGTCTGGCAATGTGACCTTGACTTCTACAACGGTCAACCATACAGCTGGCACAGCGCAAGCAGGCACAAGCACCACCATCACATTGAAATCCGTATCCAGTTCAACTGATGACATTTACAACGGGATGTCAATTGCCATCACTGGCGGGACTGGGGCTGGCCAAATTAGGATGATTGAGGATTATGTTGGCAGCACGAAGGTGGCAACAGTTGGCGAGGCTTGGGCAGTAACCCCAAACAACACAAGCACCTATGAGGTCACAAGCTGGTCTATTTATTCTGTCAATCAGTACATCAATGTGCAGCCCCAAGGCCGTGCCAGGATCGTCAGGTATGTCTCTGCCACGGTTGTTGAGGCCGTCACAGAATACCCGTTCTTTAGCGCCACAACAATTGAAGCCGGTCGCTGGGAAATTGAGCATGGCTATGTTGACGTTTGGTCGAGCACCAAG